AACAATTTCGAATCCGCAGTCACCCGGCTGGACTGGCATAGATGACAGCCAGGGTCCGAACTGGCAAAATATTCAAAACGCATAGGGGTAGCAGATGACCATCAACTACACATCACTTCTAAGTTTGGCCGAGCCAGTCACTGGCACGCAATCGGGCACCTGGGGCGATGACGTAAATCAGGGCCTGACGGACTACCTTGACATTGCGGTCGCAGGAGCCCAGGTCATCAGCGGCAGCCAGACCGCTGTCACATTGTCCAAGACCACTGGCTCCGCCGCAGGCAGCAACATTGCTCAGGTTGGCGCTGCTGGAACAACCGGCTCCTCGCAGTATGCCGTCATCAATTGCACGGGCAACCCGGCGAGCATGCTGACCATCACGGCTCCTACGACCAGCAAGACGTACGTGGTGATCAACTCTACCTCGACGAATCAGCCTGTCAAGCTTGTAGGCGCAGGCCCCACTACGGGGGTAACGGTGGCTGCAGGGCAGGCGGCATTGGTGGCCTGGAAGGGGTCGGACTTTGCTTTGATCGCCACGACTGATGCGTCCAAACTGACAGGAACCCTGCCTGTAGCCAACGGCGGCACAGGAGCTACCACGCTAACTGGACTTCTGCTTGGTAATGGAACTTCTGCGGTCACAACGGTTACGGCTCCGTCTGGTACGGTGGTTGGTACGATAGACACACAGACGCTCACCAACAAACGGATTACATCCCGTGTAGTCTCAATTACCAGCGCTTCCACAATTACTCCCACCGGGGACACGGCTGATCAGTACAACGTAACAGCACTGGCAGTTCCCGCCTCAGTTGCTGCACCGTCAGGGACACCTACGGATGGTCAAAAGCTAATACTTAGACTTGAAGATAATGGCACGGCAAGAGCATTGACTTGGACTACAACATCAGGCGCGTACCGAGCAATTGGAACAACACTACCAACAACAACTGTTGCAACAAAAACAACCTATGTTGGTTGTATTTACAACGCCACTGATGTTTTTTGGGATGTAGTTGCTGTAACAACACAGGCTTAATCATGGCAAACCGTTATTGGGTAGGTGGAACTGCCAGTTGGGATGGAACTGCTGGCACTAAATGGTCAGACACATCTGGCGGTGCTGGTGGTCAAAGCGTTCCAACTTCAACAGATGATGTTTTCTTTGATGGCAGTTCTGGAACTGGCACAGTTACGATAGCTACAGGTAACACTGGTGCTAAATCTATAAACTGCACTGGTTTTACCGGAACAATTACTGGAACAGCCGACATTACTGTTGCTGGCGGTATTACCCTTGTATCTGGACAAACTTATACTCACACAGGAATCGTAACTGTTACAGGCACTGCAACAATTACAACAGCAAGTAAAACATTTAGTGCGCTTACTGTTAATGGTTCTGGTATTACAGTAACTCTTGGAGATGCATTAAATACGTCAACAAGAAATTTAATTGTAACGAATGGAACATTTGATACTTCTGTAAGTAATTATTCAGTTACAGCGGGCACAGTAACTCTTGCCGGTAGTTCAGCAACTATAAATTTAAATGGATCAACCATAACAATAAGTGGATCAGAGTCTTTTAGCCGCACCTCTGGAACATTAAATGCTGGAACGTCACAAATAAATATTACCAATACTCAGCCAACTTTTACTGGCGGGATTGCTGGCGGAGGAGCTACATTTTATAATGTATCTTTTACATCAGCTCTTTCAGCGGTTAATAGTTCAAATATACGCGGTGCAAACACATTTAATAACCTGACATTTACTAATCAATCTTCGTCTGGGCAGGCAATTGTTATTTTTGATAACAACCAAACTGTAAATGGTACTTTAACCATGCCAGCGGGGACAAACGCCACTTGCAGAACACTATTTACATCATCAGATGCAAATGCAAAAACATTGACTTGTGCTGCTGTATCTTTATCTGATATTGATTTTCGTTTAATTACGGGCGCTGGTGCTGCATCTTGGACAGGTACAAGAATTGGAAATGCAACTGGCAACAGTGGTATTACATTTACAGCATCAAGGACTGTTTATTGGAATTTAGCATCGGGTGGAAATTGGAGTGCTACGGCTTGGGCTACTACCAGTGGCGGGACTCCAAGTGTTAATAACTTTCCGTTGGCTCAAGATACAGCAATTTTTGAATCAACTGGATTAAATACTGGAGCAACAGTAACTTTTAACTCAAGATTTATTATTGGCACCATAAACCTAAGTGCCAGAACTTTTAGTCCAAGTGCAACTATGACGTTTGCTACAGGTGGTATTGACACATTAGTAGTTGGTGATTGGATTAATGGAACGGGCTCATTCTTAACCGGGAGCACCATAGCCACTTTAACTTTTGGAAAAATTGGTGGAACTCAAACTGTTACAGGGGCAGGTAGAGCATTTCCACACAGAGTAACAATTAATGCAATATCCGGAACTTTGACGCTTCAGGATAATGTTATTTTTTCTGCTAATAATAGTATTTGGGGTCCAACTGTAAATTTTATTAATGGAACATTAAATTTAAATGGCAATACATTAGAGCTATCTGGAATTGGTGGCCATTTTAAAACATCAACAGGGACTAAAAATATTACTTTTAATGGCGGAACACTTTCACTAACTAATATTATTGGAACTGGCAACGGATTTAACAATGATGCTCCGACAGGATTTACAACAACCGCAGGGACTGGCATAGGAACTATTAAAGCCAGCGGTATTTCTGGTCAAGGTTTAGAATTTGTTGGGGGTGGATCAATATATAATTGCACACTAGATCAAGCTGGAGCCGGTGAATTACAAATTAGTGGGTCAAACACATTTAATAATATTACAAATAGCTATAAATCAACTGGATCAACAAGTATAAGATTTCAGGCAAACACAACAACAACACTTAATGACTTCACGGCTTCTGGTGAAGCAGGAAGAGTTCTTACCATTACATCAAGTTCTGGAAGTGTTTCATTTACTCTTTCCAAATCAAGTGGAACAGTTTCTGTAAATTACATTAGCATCTCTAGGTCAACTGCAACTGGAGGAGCAACTTGGTATGCTGGTGCAAATAGCACTGATGGCGGCAATAACACTGGATGGATTTTTTCTGGGCCTCCACAACCCGCATTCTTCTTGTTTTTTTAATCATGATTGACCCTATCACCGCCCTTGCCGCTGTTTCGTCGGCGGTCAACCTTGTTAAAAAGGCAGTCAAGACTGTGCAGGATGTGCAGTCTTTGGGACCGGTGCTGGGCCAGTATTTTGATGCCAAGGCGCAGGCCATTGAGGTTGTCGAGAAGGCCAAGACGGGTGGGTTTAAAGGGTCGGCGCTTGGCAAGGCATTGGAGCTTGAGCTTGCTCTGGAGCAGGCCCGTGAGTTTGAAGAGCAGGTCAAGATGCTCTTTTTCCAGAGCAATAAAATGGATGTGTGGGTCCGAATCACTGCTCGTGCCAAGCAAATGGAAGCTGACGCAGCCCGCGCTGAAGGCAAGCGCAAGGCAGAAGCAAAGCGCAGGCAGTCCGAGATCGACGACATTATCTTGATCACGATTGCCGTCCTTGCGTCGGTGTCGGTCCTTGGCCTGACCGTTTACTTCATAATTGCGTTGGGGCAGCATCAAATATGACTGAGAAGCTCAACGCCAACACCACCCTCGACAAGATTTTGGGGTACGTGGACAGCCCTTTCAAGCTGTTCGCGGTGATCCTGATGGCGGTGTTTGCGTTTGCTGGTTACGCCTTGTACGAGAGTCAAGAGTTCATCCGCGAGGCGTACAAAGAGTCGCAGAAGCTGCCGGAGATACGAACAGAGCGGGCCGACGATGCGGCGACGATGCTGTTCAAACAGACCGGCGCAACGGTGGTGGCGGTCTTCAAGGTAAACCCGCTGTTCAACTCCCGGACGCTCTACAGAGCCTACACCAAAGACGGGCGAGACAAGACGATTGAGGACATAGATGTTGGTCTGTTCACGCATAACTCGTCGAACAACGCCGATGTGGTCAAGCTGATGACCAACGAGATTCCATGCGGCGAGTACCGTTACGCACAGTCAGAGGTCGGGCTGTGGTATCTTGAGAAGGGTGTGACGTACACTTGCCGGGTGAGCGTCCCGCCAGACTCACACCGCTTTGTAGGGCAGGTTACGGTTGGCTGGGCAACGCAGCCAGCAAACCTAGAGCAAACCAAATTCATGCTGGAGATTGCCAGCGCAATGTTAACTAAAAGGGGTGGGTAATGCTTTCACTGATTTCAACTCTTGGTGGCCTGCTGATTAGCGGCCTTCCTAAGCTGCTGGAGTACTTCCAGAACAAAGCGGACCAGCAACATGAACTTGCGCTGGCCCGGATGCAGAACGAACGTGAGTTGGCCTTGGCCGCTCAGGGCTACGCCGCGCAGCAGAAAATCGAGGAAATCCGCACCGATCAGGTCATGATGCAGACCGAGGCGCAGATGACCGAGGCGGCTCTCAAGCACGATGAGCAGGTTCTGGAGAAGGCCCACAAGTGGGTCGCCAGCTACGTTGGTACGGTGCGCCCCACTGTGACGTACATTTTTGTGCTGGAGTTGGTGCTTATCAACGCCTTCATGGCGGTCTACCTGTGGAACCACCCCACCCTAATCACCAACATCGACGATGTCGTTAAGTACTCCGACCTGATCTTCTCCAGCGACGAAATGGCCATGCTGGGCGGAATCATCGGCTTTTGGTTTGGCTCGCGGCAGTGGAGCAAAAAGTGAAGCTGAGCAAGGTCGGCGCTGACTTGATGCACAAGTACGAGGGGTACAGGACTCGCCCGTACTTGTGCCCAGCGCACATTTGGACCATTGGCTACGGCCATGTGCTGTACCAAGAGCAGATCAGGCTCCCTATGATGCGGCCAGATGGCAAGACCAAGGCCGACATCCCGATGATCCGCAAGGAGATGCCGCTCAAGTTGGAGGACAACCGTGTCTGGACAAAGCAGGAAATTGACAAACTATTCGAAGATGATGTCGCGTCTTTTGAACGGGGTGTTCTTCGACTTGTTCCCGGCAGTGCTGGCCGTCAAGGCCGCTTTGACGCTCTGGTCAGCATTTCCTTTAATTTCGGGCTAGGCAACCTCCAGCGCAGCAGTATCCGCATCAAGGCCAATCGCGGGGAGTGGGAAGCTGCGGCGGATGCCTTCTTGCTTTGGAACAAGGGCGGCGGTAAAGTGTTGCCGGGGTTAGAGCGCCGCCGCAAGGACGAACGCGCCCTGTTTCTATCGTAGGACGACCATGCCACTTCAGAAAATTACTTTCAAGCCCGGGGTCAACCGCGAAAACACTCGATACACAACCGAAGGAGGGTGGTACGAGTGCGAGAAAGTCCGTTTTCGCCAGGGCAATCCAGAGAGCATCGGGGGGTGGCAACGCATATCAGCATATACCTATCAAGGCGTGTGCCGCTCTCTCTGGAATTGGGTAACATTAGTAGGCCAAAACCTTTTAGGCGTAGGAACAAATCTCAAGTTCTACATTGAAGATGGGGGCGCTTATTTTGACATCACCCCAATCCGATCTACCGAGACTTTAGGAGCCAATCCTTTTACTGGCAACGGCACAACAACTGTTACTGTGAATGACACTTCTCATGCCGCTACGCTCAACGATTTTGTAACCTTCAGCGGCGTCACAGGCACGTATGCAAGTGTGTTAAATGGGGAGTTTCAGGTTGCTTCTGTAATTAACTCTAACTCGTACACCATAGTTGTGCCCTCCGTTGTAGCCGTTGGGGCTACGGGAGGAACGACAGTGGTTGCGGCCTATCAGATAAACACAGGGGCGGCGATTGAGGTTCCGTATGTGGGCTGGGGGGCAGGTGGCTGGGGAACTGGTACATGGGGCGCGGGCATAGGCACTTTGAGCTTGCGCCTTTGGTCGCAATCCAACTACGGAGAAGATTTGATCTTTGGCCCTCGGGGCGGGGGCATCTACTATTGGGACGCCACCACCGGCATTTCGACTCGCGGAAAAGCGCTGAACACGCTTGGCGGCACCGTCAGCATCACTGCTGCTTCGCCCGCAGTCGTGACCTCCACGGTGCTGTACACAGAAGGAGCGGCCCTCCAATTTAACTTCACTGCTGGTGGCTCACTGCCCACGGGCATTACCGCCAACACGACCTACTTTGCCTTCAATGTCGAAGGACTGACTTTTAACCTGACCGATGCCAACGGCAACACAATCAACACCACCGGGTCAGCTTCTGTCAATGCCTATGTGTCCTTGATTGTGGACGTTCCAACGGAGCAGAACGTCATCGTCATCTCTGACACCTCTCGGTTTATCTTTGCAATGGGCTGCAACGGGTACAACAACGCCGCGTTTGATCCAATGCTGATTCGTTGGTCCGCCCAGGATGATCCGTACAACTGGACGCCCAACGAAGTAAATCAGGCCGGTGATGTCAGGCTGTCGCATGGATCGGAGATCATTACTGCTGTTCAGACCCGGCAGGAGATTGTGGTGATCACCGACTCTTCCGTGTATTCTCTGCAGTACCTGGGGCCTCCTTTTGTTTGGGGCTCGCAACCTTTGGCCGACAACATTTCTATTGCAAGCCCAAATGCGGCGGCGCTGGCATCTGGTGTTATTTACTGGATGGGCATAGACAAGTTCTACTCGTATGATGGTCGGGTGCAGACTCTTAACTGCGACCTGCGCAGGTACGTGTTCAGTGACTTCAACTACCAGCAAATCCAGCAGGTCTATTGCGGCACCAACGAAGGGTTTAACGAGGTCTGGTGGTTCTACTGCTCCGCGAACAACGCCACAGCATCTCCCGATAAGTACGTGGTGTACAACTACTTAGAGCAGGCGTGGTACTACGGCACCTTGTCCCGTACGGCGTGGCTTGATTCTGGCCTGCGTCAGTACCCGTTGGCTGCGACCCCGAACTACAACATCGTCAATCACGAATTTGGCATCAACGACAACGAAACGGGGACCACGGCGGCAATCAACGCCTACATCTCCTCGTCGGAGTTTGACATTGGGGACGGCCACAACTTTGGCTTTATCTGGCGTGTCCTGCCTGATTTGACGTTCCAAAATTCCTCAAATTCCCCCACCGGTGTTCCGCCACAGTTGACCATGACGCTGTACGGGCTGGTCAACTCCGGGTCAGGGGTCACGGACACTGCTTCTCAGGCGGTGGAGAAGGGCAACAACTACGTGATCACTGAAGAGTTTACGGGGCAGATTTACACTCGATGCCGTGGCCGACAGTTGATCTTTAGGGTTGGATCTAACCAGATCAACACCGCGTGGCAGCTTGGCGCTCCGCGTATTGACATCCGCCAAGACGGGAGACGATAAATGACCTTCGTCGTCACGACCAACTACGAGATTGAGAAGGTCGCCGCCCCCAATCTTCCGCTTGCGCCAGATGAATGGGACAGGCGCTTTCAGGATCAGTATAGCAACGTCCTTCGCCTGTATTTCAACAGGCTGGACAACTTCATGGCGCGACTTATGGCAAATAACTCCACCCTGCCAGTAACAGGCACCGTCTCGTTGCCGTCAACATACTTGGATGCGTTTGGCCGCCAACGGGTGAGCCAGCCTTACTCCTTGTTCGACAGCCAAAGCCGTTACGCCGCAGACAATCAGTTCAGCACATCTACGTCTGGTACGGGCACTTCAACGTTTAACACCAATCAGTCCAGCGTCAGTATGGCCGTCACTGGCGGCGGTGTTGGCTCTGTGGTTCGGCAGTCTTTTCGCAATATGCTGTATCAGCCGGGCAAGGGCCTGTTGGTGTTGGCAACCTTTCAGATGGACAACAGCACATCTGCCAATCTTAATCAGAGTGTTGGGTATTTCAATACGCAGAACGGGGTGTTCTTCCGTCGAACCGGTGGTGTGAATGCCTTTGTCATGCGTTCAAACACTTCTGGCACTCCAACCGATGCGCGGTTTGCCAATCAAGCGGACTGGAACGGCGACAAACTGGACGGCACTGGCGCTTCCGGGCTGACGCTTGACCTGACGCACCCACAGATTCTGTGGATGGACTTTGAATGGCTTGGTGTTGGCTCAGTCCGTTGCGGCTTCATCATCAACGGCCAGTACGTTGTTTGCCACACATTCAACACCGCCAACGTCTACGGCACCACGGTGTACATGACCACGGCCATCTTGCCTATGCGCTATGAGATCACCACAACGACAGCAGCAGTTGCCGCCACGCTCACGCAGATTTGCTCGTCGGTAGTGTCCGAGGGGGGCTTTGAGGCTACGTCCATTGAGCACGTTGCCAGACGCACAACGGTGCTTGGCACCATAAATACCGCAGCCAACTTCCTTCCGGTTGTATCTATTAGGCTGGCATCGACGGCACTGGGCGCCGTTGTGCTTCCCAACCGAGTGCAGTTCCAGCCGACAACTTTGCAAAACTACGAGATTGCGTTGATCAAAAACCCGGTCCTCACGGGCGCGACTTGGGCAGCAACGGTTCCTTCTGACAACAACGTGGAGTTTGATGTCGCAGCCACTGCAATTGCCACAGCAGGTACGATTGTTCAGACTGGATACATTGCCAGTTCAGGCGGGGGAGGTCAAGCGGACACAACGGCTCCAACCGGCTTTAACTGGGACCAACAGCTTGGCGTGTCTTTGACTGATGTCAGCGACATCTACACCTTGGGTGTACGCACGATCTCCGGCGCTACAACTGGCGATGGCGTTGGGTCCATTTCCTTTTATGACCTGACGCAATAAACCCCCAAAAATACCGCTCACATGGTACGATTTCAACAATTTCTAGCCCAAAAGAGGACCTCTCATGGCCACTGAAGACCAAGGCATCATGTCCCTGCCCCAAGCTGGCGCAGAGGCCCCCGCTCCCGCCCCGCAGATGTCGATGGACGATGCCTACGATGCCATCCAGGGGGCCATGCAAGAAGTTTCTCCAGAAGTTGCCGGTGATGTGCAAGGGGCGATTGCCCAGATCACCCCGATGCTGGATCAATTGAGCGACGAAGAACTTGACAGTTTTTTGGAGTTGCTTCAGTACCTGATTGAGCACCCGGAAGAGTACAGCAAACTGGTTTCGGATCTTGTCGCTCAGGGGGAACTGGAAGAGGGCATGCTCCCTGAGGAGTACGATCCAGAACTTCTGTCCGCTCTTGCCATGGTGTTTTTCACCGCCCACCGTCAACGGCAGGCAGGCAATGAGCGCGAAATGACCGCGCAAATGCCGCAACCTCCGATGGGCATGGCAAAAGGAGGCATTGCCGAAGCTGCTCGCATGGTTGCTTCCAAAGGCCGCAACGGTGACAGCATGCTGGCCCACATCACCCCTAGCGAAGCTGCCCTGCTTAAGCGGCGCGGCGGCTCGGGCACGATCAACCCCGCCACGGGGCTGCCCGAGTTTTTTCTGAAGAAAGTTGCTAAGGCCTTCAAGAACACTGTCAAAAGAGTTGTCAACGTTGTCAAAAGCGTTGTCAACGTTGTCAAAAAGGTTGTCAAGTCTCCCGTCGGAAAAATTTTGGCAACTGTCGCATTGGCCACGTTTCTTGGCCCAGGGGCCTTTGGTATTCAAGGTCTTGGACTTGGCGCGTCGATAGGTACCGCAGGCGTTTCGGCCCTGTCCTCCGGCATTGTGACGGCGGTTGGCGGAGGCAACATGAAGGATGTGCTGCGCAGCGCCGCCACCGCTTACTTGGGCGCCCCTGGCGGCCCTGTCTCAAACTATATCGGCAATGCAGGCGCCGCGCTTGGCGTGACCAACGCCGCTGGCCAAGCGG